GACAACCATTCCAAAAAGCGGTATAATCCATGTATCAACCGCTTTTGGTGGCTGTAAGTGTAAGAGTAACCGTTACTTGTCTAGGGCTTCGGTTGCTCTTATTTCGTTATAGACCTTATCAATCCCTTTCATTACTACATCATATTGTGTCATTCCGGTCTTTTCACAGCAATATAGAAGTTTTTCTCTATCTTCTTCTGTTGCTCTTACTTTTATAATGTTATTTTTGGGATTATCTGTCGGTCTGCCTGTTCTTGGTGACACTGTTTCATCTCCTTTCTTTTGGGTACACATAAATATTAATATATGAGTACACAAAAGTCAATACCTTTTTGAAAAATTCCCAAATCCACAAATCACTAGCTGATATTCAGTTGTCAATGTTCAAACAAACAGGGGCATTTCTGCCCCTGCCATTACATTTTGGAAACAAGCGTTGACAGCTTGCTTTTTGTCATTGTGCGCTCTTCCGGTGTCATGTCGGAGATAAGTTCCGCCATATCCTCCGAAAGCTCTTTCATGTATCTTTCAAGGTCATGCATCTTTGCATCCTTGTCTTCTGGCGTATTGCCTTTGTGAAGCTCTTTGCTTTCCATGTAGCTTCTGCGGCTCATTCCGCTTTTACCCTCTCTGCGGTCACGCATACCGCCATCTGCCGCAATTGTAGGCTCTGTGTAATACATTTTGCCAGAGTGACGATCCATATCACGGTCGTGTTCCATTTCCCGGTACATTTCCGGTGTCATGTGCCAGTACGGAGGTTCTTCATATCCGCGGCGCGTACCTCTTCCCTTTGGCGCGAATCTGCCGTCTGCATACCGGTAACGGTCATAATACCGTCTGCCGTCTCCGTAACGCTCAAACATATCAAGAACCTGCTCTGGGTCTGATTCGTCCATTGATTTTGTAAGCGTCCGGTAATACATGGCTTCCGCAAGGTCTTTAAGCATGTCCGTGACTTTTCCCATCTCTTCTGTATCTACACATTCGATACCTTTTGCAAACTCACACTCTGCGCTTTCAGACAGTTTTTCGATCATTTCGTGCATTCTCTTAATATCCATAAAACCGCCCTCCTTACGCTTCCCGGACTGCAATTAAATTGCTGTTCTGAATTTCGATTGCCTGCGCAGACGTATTCTGTACCGCTACCGTAACACAACAACCGCGAGGGACGTCTACATATGTCTGCGCCGAAACGTTAAAGAAGTTTTCAACTGCCGCCGGTGTAACAATCATTCGAGTTGACTGCAACGGTTCTCCGTCAATTGCAATAGCCAGTGAAATAGCTTCAACTGTTCCACCGGTAGGAATTTGAATGTTTCCAGAATAAGATACCAAAAATCTTGCCCGGCACTGATTTGTAAGTCCTCTCAATTTAACAATGCCGCTTCCCTGTCTATGAACAATACATTTTGTTGCGCTTGCCGGAGTTTCTGTAAATGCCACATCTTCTCCCTGCGCAACAGTTTGAATTGCAATTCCTGTAAATTCTGCCATAATTATTTACCTCTCTTTCAAAAATAAGGGCAAACATTATAGTCTGCCCTTTGTGTTTATAAGCAATACTGCACAGCAGACATAATCGAGTTAAACTCAATTAAGATACTCAATTATTCAATTTTGTGTAGCAGCTACTTTTAGCAGCTACATCCTGTGTTGCATCCACAGCCATACGCATAAGCGTTAGGATTTGGAACAACATATGCCGGGATTGCAGCCGGATTTACAGCGTTGATGATCTGCTGTGTCTGCGCTGACATTGCAGTAGTGAGCAATGCAGACTGGCGATCCTGTGATGCGGCTCTTCTTAAGTCATTATTTTCTGCCTGTAAGGAAGAAATCTTTTCCTGACACAGGTAATCAAGGATTGCCCTTGTTCCTGCCTGCTGGCTGTCGATAATGTCTCTGGTGTTGCTGTTCATGGTGTTCTGTAATGCGCAAGTGTTCTGCGCCATATTGTAGTTCACACCCTGGATAGCTTCCCTGGTCTCGCAGCAGCAATTTGCCATCTGGGACTGCAAAGCGTTCTGCGCCTGCATAAGTGTCACGTTTGTGGTATTAAATCCCTGCTGTGTCTGGTAGCCAAGGTTGCAGATTGCATTGTCTACACCATGAAAACCGTTCATAATAGCAGTGTTCTGTGCGTAAAATCCATCACAGAGACCATTTGTGATACCATCTAACTTTCCGATGATAGCCTGTGTGTCAAATCCACGCTGGATTGCGGAGTCAGTGTATGCAGATGCTGTTGAACCCATACCTCCGTTTCCTCCCCAGCCATTGCCGCCAAAGCCGCCCCAGCCAAAAATCATAGCGAAGATAATGATAGCCCACCAGCCATCGCCGCCCCACATACCATCATTGTTTCTCCCGTTTCCTGTCACTGCTGCAATATCAGCAAGACTAGGAGATGCGTTTCCATTAAACATTTTGTTTACCTCCATCTGATCTATTTACAAATGGGATAACCGGTTATTGTGCGCGCAACCCAAAATGTACTAATGATTAAACATGCTCATAACTTTCTGTTTTGCTTCATCTACCGTAATTCCTCTTTCTTTACAGAGATTCTCTGCCATTGTCTTAAGTCCACCTGTATCTCCGCTTTGATACATTTGCATGGCATTTTTTGCCATAGGATTGTTTTGAACCTGCGGAGAATTCATCATTTGATTTAACAATAATTGTGCCGGATTCATTCTGGATCACTCTCCTTTTTTACCTGTGAAGTTTTTCTTTGACTGCTTGGAATTTTATCTAATCGGTTTTCTATCTGTTCAATCTTCCCAAAAAGTTCATCAAACTTCTGCATAAATGCACCTGTGCACTCGTCTGATAGGTCAAATTTCAATTTTTCAGTATCATGCGATAAATTGCTAACAGTATCATGCGAAACTGGCTTAAAAACGATTGTGCGGATTGTACCATCTGCATTCCAGCTTTTGGCGTATATTTCTGTCATATCCTGTTTTGGGAAAAATGCAACGCTGCCATCCATTGGCACATCATTGGCAGTGATGTTTTCTACCGCCGGAACTACTTTTCCATTTATGCCAAAAGTTTGAACCGGTATCTGCTGCTGAATTTGCTGCGGTGCCTGCATATAATTTTGTGTATTATCAATGCGTGGCTGATTCATATACGGATTGTATGCGTACTGCTGCCCGTATTGCTGCATCTGCTGATTATAAATCGGATTCTGGTATGCTCCGCTCATATTCATCCTGTTTGACCTCCTCTAAAACATCTTCTATTGCGTGTATGATAGACGACTGCGTTGACAAGTCCAAGGACTGTAACTCTTTTCTGGCAAAAATTTTTTCAAGAACTTCATCTGAAAACACCACCATCCCTCCCTTTGATTATATTTTTGCATAAAAAAAGGCGGCAAAACCGTCACGATTCCGACAGTTTGCCGTCAAAAAATACAACAAAAAAAGAACGCATTAAGCGTCCATACATCCGTTCGTGTTACCTTTAGTGTTACCTTTGATTTTGACCTTTAGAAAAGACACCATTCAAAAACTCCTTTCTTTCAGTAAAATCAAGGCTTCACAAGGTTTTCTTAAACAAAAATAAAGTAGCGGAAGGGAGATTCGAACTCGGTATAAATTCTCTCAAACCCGCATAAATACTGAATTTCTTTATCTCCAAAGGTGTTACCTCGTGTTACCTTTTACATTGATAATGCTTTTGCAATATATTCCTGCATTTCACTCTCTGTCTTGTTATTAAAATAGTAATGATCGAGAGTTGTTCTGATATCTGTATGCCCCATTTGTGTTTTTATTACCGATTCTGGAACATTTCCATCTATCAACTTTGTTGCATATGTCTTTCTTGCCTTGTGAATTGAACGTTCACCAATTCCTATTCTATCACATATCACATATAGCCGCCTTGTAAATGCCTGACCTTTTATTCGTTTACCGTTTTTCATAAAAATATATTGCCCAAATGGATTGAGCATTTTTATTTTTCTCATAAGTTCTTTGGTATCTGCGGTAATTATAACATCTCTAAACCCGGCATCACTTTTAGGAAAATTTTGAACATCAAATACATATTTGCCATTATCATCTCTATATCTTATTTCTGTCTTTGATATATGTATCTTATTTTCTCCGACATCAGACCATGAGAGGGTAGATATTTCCCCAACTCTCAATCCTGTTTTAAATGCCAAAATAATGCCAAGTTCTATCAATGTAGGCTCATCTTCCATTACAAATCGTTCAATTAAAAGTTCCTCATCCTTAGAAAATACCAATTCGCAGTCTGACTTATGGTTCTTTTTAAATGACTTTTCCGAAATTTCCAAATCACCCATAAAACTGGTTATGCTCAGGCTGGTATAATGTTTTTTCTTTGCATATTTGAAAATTCCGTTAATCAATATCCGCATATCAGAATAAGCTTTTTGCGTAAGTTCCAGTTTTGAAATAGCTGTTTTTATGAATGATTCCAATATTTCTTCATCAATGTACCGGATTTTTCTATTTGCAATCGGCAAATACTTATTTTCAAAAAATCTTTTAAAATTTGTCTCGTACTTGTCCTTTGTCTGTCTTGTTATTTCACCATATTCAAGTTTTTCAGAAATCCAATTAGAATATACCTGAATAACTGTAGGTTCATCCTCCTTAGCTTTATAGAACTTTACTATTTCATCTTCAATTGCTTTTTCAGATGTTCTCTTTACAAGTCTCTTTCCTCTCTTATTATCTTCATCTGGCAAATATGTGTAAAACTTTCCATCTTTTCCTTGCCAAATGCTGTAAGTGTGTTTTTCAATAAATTTTTTCCTTTCGTTCATTTCAATTTTTTTCTGAATGGTGTCTATGTTGATAATACCATTTTCGATGGCAATATTCAACAACTCACTATTTGAAAGATTTCCCGTTTAACTCACCTTCTAACTTTTTTACTTTCTGTTTAATATCAAAAATTCTTCTTTCCACTGTTCTTGTTGATACGCATAGTCTCATGGCTATTTCTTTTGAAATAAGTCCACGGGCAAGAAGATAAAATATTTCTTCTTCCTGCTCCGTGAAATTGGCGTTTTCAATAATTGTTTCAAGCTCTGGCTTAGTCAGTTTTGAAAACTTCATAAGCCATTCTCCTCTTATATTTTTTATTCTTCTCCCTGCCAGATCTTCGGTGTACCGTCCATCATTGCCACATATTTTCCGTAACTCATGCCGGCTTCTCTTGCTTTTCCTAAAACATTATCTAATGTACTGTTTCTACATGTTTTTACGCTTCTTTTTTCCCTATCTTTTCTTCTGCGGTATTCATTTCTGCAATCCTTCCCACAGGTAAGTGCTCTGACTGATATTGATTTGTATTCTTTTCCGCAGATCACGCACTTTTTTGTATATACCTTGCTATTGAGCATAATTACACGTTCTCCTTAATCATAACAATCCCTGATATCATCTACGTCTCCTGCCAAAAAGCTGTCAAATACTTCTGCTACTCTCTCTATAAGGTCTCCATCATGTCCATTCTCTCTCATCTGCTCCGAGAAATCTTTCTGTGAGCACTGAAGTAAACCATTTTCCAACCTTGTCCATTCTTTTCTGTAAGTTATTCCATTCAATTCCAATGTTTCATTAATTCCGTTTTCTGTCAGTTCTACCGTATACTTCATGCAATTATTCCTCTCTTTCTGCATTATATTTCTTCCACGCAACAATTTTACTTCTATAAAAATACTCTGGATCTCCACTAAAGCACTTACCTCTTGTAACAGAATGTCCTTTGCACATAAGAGTGCCAACAAATTCACGCTGTGGCAAAAGTAGGTTGTCGTTTGCTGACAATAAGAAAACCTTTGTATCTAACGGACAACTGTCCATGTCATAATTCCAATCCATCTGTGCCCCTCTCTTTCCATATCATCTCCCACCTCCGCAGCATATACTATTACGGGAGGTGGTATGATGATCGCTTGGTTTTGTTATCTGGTTCTAAAATAAACTCATCTGGTTCTCGTCGTACTGGTAAATGCGTCCAGTCATGATCCTCCCTAACTGACGCAATCTCTCCACCCGTGGTTTCTGCTTAAGATTCGCCATATAATTATTATCCACTTCCGGCGGTATGGAAAAATAACATTCCTCCGGTAATGGCAACTGATTTTCTGTGCAGATCTCGTGGATCTTTGACTGATAATAAATGATATGATTCCGTGTCAGATTCATGTTGCATCCATCGGACCAGAACGGATCATTACACCCGTTCTGATTGATAACTTTCCAGTGTTCTATTTCTCTGCGGATGCACTGGCAGTACTCTTTCACTTTATCTTCTGCTGTCTGTATCATGACAGCACCTCCAAATCTTCCAATGGAACATAATGTTTTAAATTGTTCGCATAATAAACAACAGCACATTTTACCGTTTCTTTTGCTCTTTTCGATACATAAAACGCTTCTGGAATGACTCCGATACCTACATCACATTCATCTTCATAAATCGCATCAAGATAGCCTTTGATGACAATATCCTTATATCCAACAATTACACCTGTGAAATTCTTATCAACGTGTTTGAAATAAGTTTTCTCGATATATTCAACATTTTTTTCGACAGTGCCATCATTGTTTCCATCTGCCAGATTATTGTCCATTGCATCAGCAGTTAATGTTTTCCTGTCGAGATACAGCCATCTTCCGTCTTTAAATGGCTTATAAAAGCCTTTGCATTTTACTTTTTCAAATAAATTCATGGCATCACCTCCGGCATAAAATCAGATAATCGCATTTGTGCCATTTCTGCATCTAATCTCTTTTTGGACAAATCATAATAATGCTTGTCCAGTTCAAAGCCAACATATGGATGGTTGGTTCTGTAGCAGGCTATCAAACTACTAGCACTTCCTACATGTGTGTCAAGGATAATGTCTCCGGGCTTTGCATAGCTATTCAGAAGCCATTCATATAGTGCCACTGGTTTTTGTGTAGGATGAATACGGTTTTCTTTGTGTTTCATATTTTGCTGAAGCATTCCGTGCCACCTATATTTAATCTTCCTTACTGCAGTACTGAACGAAGTCCATGCAAGTTCACAATCAGCAAAATCATTATTTCCATTATCTTTATCCCAAACAATCCAACAACTACTATTAAACGGCATTTTGCTTATAAAATGATTTGCTCCCCAAATAATCTGATTTTTTGACACTCTAAACAGTTCATTGAAATATTTTTCGTTTGGTGGTTTTATATCCATTCCGCTAAAACTCTTGTAATCTTTTGCTTTTGCTAGGTTACTTCTTGTATGGTTTTTATCTCCATTTTCTCCAATCCCATACGGTGGATCTACAATCGCAAGGTCAAAGTAACCATCCGGGAACTCTTTCATCCCATCCATACAATCCATGTTGTAATATCCAAAATCCATTACGGCATCACCTCCGGAAAATCCTCGATTTGCATCTGTCCTTCCAGATCATCCGCAGACTTTTCATCCTCTTCGCAAGCGGATATCATTTCTGCATCCATATCCGATTCTTTTCCAATGTCAATAAGGATCAAAGGCTGCCCTTGGTCTGTCACCCATATTACATTTTCCAACTTGTACAGTTTTCTTTTTCTTTGATTCGCGCAGATAATACTCACCGGTGCATCATCCGGAAAGCTGTTTACATATTCTTTTAATTCACTATTCTTCATTTTCTTTTGAAAGGAACCCGGCGCGCCTTTTATCCGGATAGGTTCCGGCTCCTTTCTGATATTCCGTGCACATATCTACAATAGTGCACTTTAAATTTAATTATGTTGTGTTTTATGCAATAAATTCATCGTTTTATTGCTTTTAAATCATCCAATCTAATGGCAAACCTCTCACTCCTTTTTTATTTCAAAATTTCATCTAAGCAGGCATTCCAACCAACTTTATATGATGGTGCAATCCTGTCCGGCTGTGGATATTTTCCGCACACTTTCATTTTCTCTGGCAGTTCCCGGAGCGGGCACCAATCCGGCTTTGCTTCTTCACTATTTAATGAAAGCTCTTCAACGCCAGTTGCATAACACTCGTCATCTTTTGAGTTCCAAAACTTACACATGGTGCAATCTTCCGGATTATCCATAACCAATACTGCTTTAGCCATATAATTCTTCCTTTCTTCACTGCACTATCTCTTTTACCTTTTTCTCGTAAAATTCTTCCGAAATATACTGATCTCTATGAGGGAACTTACTGTCTGTCAGAACAGCATAGGCTTCCGCCCAAGACAGACCTCCTCTGGCTGCTAATCTGTCTAATGTCTGTCCACAATGGTTTTTTAATGCCTGTTCTTCATGCGGTTTAATGATATCGTAGGGAATATATTCCTTCCCTTTGTTTGTCATAATCGGAAATTCTTTCATATACTACCTCTATTTCAGTTTACAACATTACCAGTTCCCACTTGTTAATAAGCGTACTTGCAATGCTTCTTGTTACATGCGTCATAATTTCAGCTTGTGAATGATTTTCTGCAGCATACTTTCTAACAGAATCCAAATCATAAGAAAACCCTGCATCGTCAAGGTACTGTCTGATAAACCGCTCATTGTCTTCCGCTGAAAGCCTATGTAACTCATGCTTTTCTGTAAATCTACGCTTCACTGCGGTATCAACATCATCCATAAGGTTTGTTGCGGCAATAATTACGTGGTCATTCGTAACGGAATCTAATAGCTGTAATAAACATGTAGTGCTTCTGGAAATTTCTGCGCTTGCACCGCCACCACCATATTCCCTCTTTACTGCCAAGCTGTCGATTTCATCCAACATTACAACGCATTGATGCTGGTTTATGAAATTAAACAGATTCGTGAGATTTTTTGCAGTTCCACCAAGATAACTATCAAGCATTCTTGAAAAATTCACATATAAATACGGCATTCCAAGTTTATATGCTACATATCTGGAAAAAGCCGTCTTTCCGACTCCACTCTCGCCATAGAGCAATGTTGCATTCAGATACGGGATCTGTTTCTCCATAAGCTGTAAACTCACATCATTCATGTTCTTGATCAGTTCGAATAATTCCTTTTCTTCATTGGTCAGATAATATCTGCTTTCTGAGTATGTATTTGTCAGATCTTCCATCGTTGCAAAACTGGAAACATTTGCTGGTAGCTCCATAAGATTCATTCCACCAGATCGTAACAAACTTTGATATTTTGTGACTGCATAATGATTTTTCTGAGTTGTATCCTCAGTGCAACAGCAAAGAGCTGCATCTTTTGCTTTTTGTATATTGTTTTCAGCCACATATCGCACTAAGGCAAGTTGATTTCTTGTCATTCCCATTTCATATTTCCTCCTGCTTCTCGCACCGCTCAAATTCAATTACCCACACCCACGGATTCGCATCCCAGCCGTAGCGGTCAATGTCGGATTTCTTGACGGTGGAGTTCCACAAGTCTTCAAATTGTCCTCTTGCGGTACACGCCCCGGTAAGCAATCCGCTATTGCATCCTTCAGCTTGTGCTTGCACTTCCGTGATCTCTTGCAACCGCTCCACCCTCACATCCGTAACCTTAAGCCAGATACGTGCGGCTTCTTTCGGCATGTGGATGGATGGTCTTCGGTGCATCCATATGTTTTCATGCTTATCTTTCCAGTGGTCTTTTTTATGCAATCCGTCAGCATAATATTCAAAATCATTCGTTAAGACACATTCAGTTTCTCCACTAACATCAAGACAATGGGCAACCCCTTGGAATACGCTTTCTCTTACGTAAAGGATATCGCCTGGACATATCGGACAGCTACGTTCTGCTATGCTCAACTTGATTTTGTGCTCTTTGTCTGCATAGTTATGTACTGCGTAGGTACGTTTTTCAGGATCGAAAAAATCCATATCCGGCACAACATAATCATTGGCATCTTTATTAATCCGTCTGGTACAACTTTTCCGTCCGTCCAGAATCGCCCGAACCATTTCCGTGTTAAATAATATAGGCTTAATTGCTATCTACTCCACCTACTTTCTCAAAATAAAATGTAATTGGTTGCTTATTGGGAATTACTAAACCAAAGCGAACCGCATTTTTATAAGTTACGCTATCCCGCATCAAGGTATCTGGCATTGCTTCAACCATCTTTCGGAATCCCTCAAGAGTAGAACGGCTTTTATAATGATTGCAACTCCGGCAGGCAGGAAGCATATTATCCACCGTGTCCGTTCCCTGTTCGCTCCAACCGTTTAAAGGAATAACATGGTCTACTTGCATATCCTTGTACTCTAATTCACACCCACAGTAAGCGCAATGACCGTTGTATTTTGCATATACTTGTTTTCTAACAGATTTAGGAATCGGTTTTCGCATCTACTCCACCACCTTTCACGATCTCGATCATATCAGTCAGTATTCCATCGCACCCGAACTGTTCCATTTCTGATCGATATTCTTCTAACTGCTTCACAACTTTCTCCGGATCATTCAATCTCCTGTTCCACTTTTCAGTCGCTTCTGTTTCCGTTTCTCCACTGATAGCGCATCCACACTCTGTGCATTCAATAAATGCTCCACCTTTATATACTGGCATCTTGCAAATGATATGCCTATGTAGCTCAATAACTTCGATTACAGCTTTCCCGCCGCAGAACGGGCATGGTTTAAGTTCTTCGCTCATTTTTTATCCCTTCCATCCTGTTCTAGTCATCAAAAATTTTTCTCAACTTTTTGAAATCTATTTTTATACTTTTTTCAAAATTATCTACAAAGCTTTTACAAGCCATTTCAAAAACAAATGCTGCAAAATCTGTAGTCTCAAGTATCTCAGGACAACGTTTTCTTACATATTCTGCTACTATGTCATTTCTTGTCATTTTTCATCCTCCCAATCTAATTTCTGACCACAGCCACTGCAATATAACCCAACATTATACTTGTTTCTTAAATCTCCCTTCTCGTAACAAACAGGACAATAATAGTGATGCATTCCTCTATTGTATCCTTTCTTTATCTTTTCTCTTATTCCTTTCCTTGCCGTCTGCTTCTCCACCGCTACCCGGCATTCTTCCGGTGTGCCGATCGCCTTATATTCTTCCCACACCTTAGCATCCTCGTTTGTTAAAAGGCAAAATCCCTCATGCTTCTCCCCTTCAAACACCGTTTCGATAAAGTGGTGCATCAAAAGCGGAATATCTACGTTGGCATGATAACGTTCTTTTAAGTCTTTTTCGATTTTCCGGTATTTCTGTACCTCTTCCAGTGCGTTTATTGCCATTGCATAAGCATTTTCAAAAGATTTCCCCCATGATGTATCACACGGAATCGCTTTTCCAAGTTCGTTACAATCATATTTTAATTCTTCAATTGCTTCATTCTCCGTCATGACTCTATCTTTCATTTCTGCCAATTCCTCCTGACTGAATTTTGTGTAACCGATTCCACAATTTGTAAATCCTCCCGCTCTATACGCTATGGTTCTCGGCATCTTGCACCTCCAACAGTTCCGGATTGTCAAATCTGTTACCATTAACTTCAATTGTGCTTCCATAGCATTCTTTAAACTCAGATTTATGACCGTCTGCATCTTCAACATTCCAACACATATCCTCTTGATTCCAGATAATCTCGTAAAAAGCTCTTTCGTCAGAATCCCATACTATATCATGTTCAAACACCAGCTTTTTGTTCTTATCAGGCATTGCGGTGCACTGGCAGATGGTAGATGGATCAACGGCATAAAATTCAACATCCGCATCTTCATACGCTTCAATTTCTCTGATCTCTCCGTCTGTGTCATAACTTGGCAATCCGTATACCCATATTCCATTATCAATCCGCTTTGCGCGGTATAAAAATCTATTCTCCATCGCGTTCCACCTTTTTCCCTTTACAAACTCCTCTGTGTTCATGCACGGAAAATGAAATACTTCCGGTCTGCTTCATGTAAGTCAATTTTTCTCCGGTCAACTCACATTTATGTTTACGTTCGTTTAAATACTGACATCTTCCATCACAGTACATCACTTTCCCCCTCCATTTCTTTCAGCTTGGCTTCGGCTTCCTCTCTAGTAAGGAATATCCTTTCGCCAATGTCGCACGATAAATAGCAACTCTCACCCATATCAGCGTCATTTATAACATCAATTCTCATAATAGTTCTGTCTTTATGAATCTGCTTGATATATAACTGGATAACGCGCATCATAATAACTGGCTCTTTCGCTCCTTTATTTACCCGATACAAAGTATCTCCCACCTTGCACGGCAACCGCAGAAGTAATCCCTGCTCTTCGGCTTGCTCTCTATTTGCAAGTCTTTCCGCAATCTCTTCCAGGGCTTTGTATCTTCCATCTTTCGCAAGCTGGGTAATGGTAATTCCCTCATCATCCGGTAAATCTGCTGGATGAAATAAAACTTCTCCATTCTCTGCCACATATGTTAATCTCTCCATGCTATCCCTCACTTTCTGCCTTAAGCCATTGTTCCACCTCTGTAACAGAACACATTGCTACGCCGCCCTCAATGGTCTTTACGCTACCCTGCTCATATGTTTCGATTGAGCAAAGGAAATCTAAAAGTTCTTCATCCGTCATGCTCCGGATCCGGTCTGCATTGGTCTGCGGCTGTTCAGTGAGTGGCGTTTCTTCAGGCTGTGCATTTTCTGCGCTTACTCTGTACGGCTCCGGCAGTGGCATCCAAGCGATAACGTCCAAAATATTCATTCCATCCGTGAAATTAATTCCATTCCAAAATGCTCTAAATGGGTATACCTTGTCTTGCTCACTACTTCCGTATTTTGTTGTTACCAAATACACTTCAAGACATTTTCCCTCAAATAACGGATTTTCTTCCGGTTCTTCTGGAATCTGCTCACTGCATGGAATCCATCCGCTTTCCTGCTCCAAAATTCTGTTGATCTCTTCCTCCGAAACCACTTTTGTTAGAGGAGAATACCCACAGGCTTCTGTTGCTACCTCAGATATCCGGTTTTTAATCCTGCTTATTTTCATTCTGATCCTCACTTTCCGGCAACATAGCATATTTATAGCTACTCATTTTACCGTCATATGTGCTCCATGACGTTTTTCCGTAATCCCATGTATAAACCGTTTCATCTTCATATTTTGCAAAATGTTCTTTGCTCCACGCAAAAAGTTCAGAATCTCTGACCAAAATCGGTGTATCGACTGGAACTTCGCTCCAATCAATATACTGGCTGTTCGCCCATTCTTTTGCTTTTTCTCTGCAACGACCAGCATTTCTAATGTCATTATCGCAAAAATCGCATTTATCGCAGACTCCCCTGCATTTTTCCAGTTTTCCATTAATTAACGCAATATTGCCTCCATCACACGCAATATTCAAAATCTCTTCCGCATATTTTTCTCTATTCAGCATTTTCCTGCTCCTTTCCGATCCTGTTCACAAGCTGTTCTGACCTCGTATAAGCCTTATCCAACAGTTCCAAGTATTCACTAAAGGAAATCTGCGCCTTTTCGGATAACTCACTCGGATAACGCTCTAACAAAGCCTTAATGCACTGTTTCATGTCTCCAAAATATCCGATTGTTCGAACGCTTTCTTTTTCATTGCCGTCCTTATCCTGTCCGGCATATCTCTGTCTCAGGGTGTGATTCAGAGAATCAATCTCCACAAAATATCCATCCTGCAGTTCCACAGCTAACTTGTCCATCAACCATTCCTCCTATATTTCATACGTCTTTCCGATAAACCGCTTATCAATGTACTTACATTCCCATTCCAGTACACTTGCGATCCCCTTCATGGTTTCATATCCGGTAGCAAGGCAGTTAATCAAATATCTGATTCTCTCATAAACCTGTCTGATCTGATTTCCCGAAAATTTAAACTGTGTTTTAAGGCAGACACCCAACATAGCAAAATAATTAAATACCTGTGCCAGTAAAAACTTATTTGCCTGTATCATGCAGTTCGGTGCAATCTTTCTCTCTACCAGATAAAAGCTCTCACGATACGGAATCTTATTAGTTTCCTCTCGCACGTCAATCTTGCATTTATCTTTCAGATAAAAACCAAGTTCCTCGCCTGTCGTTCCATCCTTTGCATTCTCCACATATGCATCAATAGTCTGCTCAACCTTTATGATTCTTTTGTGTCCGAATCCGAACTTATCATGCAGTGCCTGATATGCCATCATACGGACGTTATAATAGGATTCCTCTATCAGATAATCCGCATTGCTTTGTGCCTTGGCGTGTCTCTGTATTCCGATCAGTTCACTCTTGGAATATCCAAGTGGCTGCATCCGCTTTTTCTTTCTTGCCAATGCATTACTCATTTGTTCTTCCATCTCCTCTCTACATCCTCAAAATGGCTAAATACAAGACTTTGAACATATTTTGATATATTTGTCCGTGCATATTTTTTAATTAGCATTTCCCCTGCTTCCATCATTCCTTGGAACCACTCATCTTCGTTATCAGCTTCATAAAACTGCTGCCGGAATTTATAATAGTCATTAAAAAACTGCCATTCTTCGGAACCTTTTTCAAATTTCTTACTTGCCATAATCATTCACCTTTTAATCAAATGGTGTGCTGCCACATACTTCTCGGAAACCGTCTTTCTGTCGCATCCGTGCTTGAATCTGTTCAATGGTTTCGGTTCGCTCAATGAACCTCATGTGATCTCCGTCAAATTGAAGAACTTCTTTTAAATGTGTTCCCTGTCTCTGCTTCTCAATTTTCCATCCCTTATATTGACCATCCTCATCAAGATTCCATAACAAGATAATGTTTGATGCATCCTGCTCAACGTCTCCGGATTCTCTCAATTCTGCCATGGTTGGCTCTTTTGTTTCTCTCATCTCTGATATTCGATTAAGCTGAGACAGTACGATAATTGGCACATTCAGTTCCATAGCCAAGGCTTTGATAGCTTTTGAAATATCTCCGACCTCGGATGCACGGTTACCGAATCTTCGATCAGCCTTGATTAACTGCAAGTAGTCAATCACGATCACATCATATCTTTGGTGCCTGCATTCTGCCCGGATTTCACTTACCGACTTCGCGCCGGTTGAAATAGTGATGCTATACCCGGAAAGTGTTTCATTCGCCTTGTCGAATGCTTCTTTCTCCCAACCAAGAAAAGCCTTTGCCCGGCGAACCCTTGTTAGACCGATTTCAGACATTCGAGAAACGAAACGCTCATACACCTGTGATTCGTTCATTTCAAGGTTATAGTAGCCAATGTTGTAATCCTTTTCTGCCATCTGCCCGATCATTTGCGTAACGATTGCAGATTTTCCAACTCCCGGTCTTGCGCCAATTACAGTAACGTCTCCGCCTTCCAAGCCGCCAAGGCAATCATCTGTTCGATAAAATCCAGTTTTTATCAATCCCTCGCCTACATGCTCATTGAAATAATTCCCTTTATTTTCTGCAACAATCTGCTTCATAGTTTTTGAGTGAACGGTTTTGTTTTCTTGGATTTCTTCGAGTTTCGTGAGAACTTCAGCTATAGAATTGTCAATATCACACGGTCTAAGGCTCACTCTCTGGAAAAGGCTTTTCGTTTCCCTTGCCCGCCAATCCTTAATGACTGCATCCGCATAACTTTTTATTGCCGTTGAGACTGGGGTAACAGATATGCATTCTTTCAATTCGCTTGCAATTATTTCCGGCTCCCATTTGTGGTTTTCAAGTGTCTGAGACAGTGAAACGACATTAATATTTTCTCCGCGATCATACATGGCAAGCATTTCAGCAAAAGCATCTTGGCAAAATTCCGTACTAAACATTTCCGGCTTTAATTTGTTATAAACCTTGTACATGGAATCATTGTCAATCAATACACATCCGATCACTCCAATTTCTGCTTCCGTCAACTGCTCTCACCTCGCTTTCGTTTCTCAACTTGACGAATCCAGTAATCGCAATCCTCTTTCAGCCAATCACCATATTTCGGAATATAACGATAATTTGTATCATCTGGATTCTTCTCTATATAGTCAGTAACATATGCCACTGTAGCCTCATATATCAGCTTTGCAACGGCTTTTCTGTTCGGCTCGATAACTTCTAAAAGCTTGTCCATCCATGCTACCTTGGCAGACGTTAACGACGTTTTCTTTGGATATGCATTGATCGTGTATTCCCATCCCCATTCCGCGTCAAAGTCCAAATCAGATGCAGGCACGCTTTCTTTTGTATTTTCTTTCTCTTTCTCTATATCTGTATCTATATCTTTCTCTATATCTATATCTACATTGCAATTTTGTTGCAAAATGTTGCACTCCGTTGCTCCACTGTTGCATTGAAACGCTTTTTGTGCATTTTCCCTAGATTTACGACTTCTTCTTGTACTTGCAGTCTCACTTCCTAGGTTATCTTGCACAAATGGCAACTTGTACTCAATGGAATCTGATGTTTCAAGCAATCCGCAGGAAAGAAGATACTGAATCGTTACTTGAACATTGATTTCGTCCTCGTCAATATCAAGGGCGATCTCTTTGTAAAATTCATCTTCCAAGCCGGAATACTCTAAGTAGCCGCCCTTTTTCAACGACAACAACTGCATCTTAAGGTATATGATCGTGTATGTATCACCGCCAGCCATCTTACGGAGTTTCTTGATTCGTTTACTGTCAAAGAAATCATCCATCAGTTTAAGCCAGTAATACCGCTTATTCCCCGCCATTTTCACTACCTCCAAGCAATTCAATAACCTTTGCCCCAGCATCTTCCGGGCGACAAAATACGAACTCAACGCCATACTTAAGTTGCATTGTCAACATAGCTTTTGCCAATACCTTGCCAGATGTCGGCTTTGTTTTCGGTAGCGGTACATTCAGCAATTTTCCAAGCGTGTGCATATATACAATATTGTTATACCGGTCCACTCGAGGATTATGCCATGTAGATACATCATTGACGGAATACACCTTGTCTGTATTTTCAATAAGCACATATAACTTAATTCCGTTGTTCTGCGCCAAAATACACTCGTCACGGAATCTCGGATGTGCTCTTCCACAGATGTTCCCAGCAATTTCCTGCATGTCTTTTTTCGTGTCAACGGAAACATCATATGTGCCAAGAAAATCCATCTTTTTAAGTTCCATTTTTCTAGCTGATTTTCTACGGATAACATCCGCTACCTTGTCTGTGGCAATTATGTAATCTCCAACCGGCAATGGTGCACGCAAGACTTCCATATCGTGGCTTTTAAAATATCTATTCTTAAGGATATGTAAGCCCTCTTTCTGTCCTTTATCCTCAATTATTAACACGTATTCTCCTTTCTGGCGGTCACTTTTAGCAACCGCCAAAGGTATCTCATGGCTTTCAATTTAGTTTTGTGATATATTAAATTCCATACCAAAGTCAGATACCGCATAAACTGGTTTCTTTTATGCTTTCACATTGGTGTTTCAACCTATCAAAACGGGCAAAGGTTCATATCAACCTCTAATCCTTTTTCTGCAATATAAACATTTGCTCCATATTTAACTGTTTCTTCTGTCCTTTGTTTGAATAGTGCGGGATCTCCGCTTTTATCTGATAAGTGTATTAGAACGACATTTCGCAATGCCGGATTATCGTTAGTAGAAATAAAGTCAAGTGCCGTTGGTAAGCTCATATGACCTCTTAATCTGTGTTCGTAATTTGGCTCTTCTCGGTTCACAAACTGCATATCATAGTTGGCTTCCACCATGATGTGATTAACACCATTAAATCTCCATCTGACGTATTCCGTGTCTGTTGCATACACAAGGCTTCCCATCTCTGGATGCGTAATGTAAAACCCAACGCACGGGCACTCTGAACCGTCTCCGTTGTTATGTAGCCATCTTCCAGATTTATCACGGTTTTCAAATGCCCTTATGTCAAAATTTCCTTTTCTAAAACGCATTTCAGAATATTTTATCGGCGGTCTGCATGGTTCAAAAACAGGAATGCCAGCTTGCACATATTGTAAGCTATAAAGACTATGGTCAATATGGAAATGGGTAGTAATCACAGCCTTAATTTTCATCACATTGAAATCCAGTGCTTTCTTGACTTCCATAAAAGGCAACCCGGCTTCGATTATCAAAGCTTCCTTGTCATTCTCCAGCATGTAGCAATTACCGGATGAACCAGAACCTAATGTTTTAAGTTTCATACCTCTTTCACCTCAATTTTCAAATATGTGTTTATTATCGATTATCCAAGGATGTTTCGTGTAGTCTATATGGCTTGCCGCATTTGCAACTGTTTTCCGTAGCATCTTTAAATGTTCCTCACAATGCTTTCTTCCAGATACCGCCGGTCTACCACAGATTATGCACAATCCTTTATCCTCCCGGTACTCCCTTTGGCTTGTGGACTTCTCGCACGAACGCCTCTTTGCCAAACACCTGTTGCATAAAACAGTTCCGCATACTGCATTACGTTTTCCACACTTCACGCATATTCCACTGGACTTATTCATGTAATATCTGGTACGGACTCTTTCTTTCCGTGCTTCTGCCTGTTCCGGTGTTTCCCTTGCAAGTCTCTTAGCTTCTACCTTCGCTTTCTTCTCCCGGCACTCAGCGCACATTTTGTACTGCGTTCCCAATATGCCTTTGTGACATCTGGAGCATATACCAAGAGATACATAAGGGTCTTCCGCTTTTTCTCTCATTCGGCATCCTCCAAAAACCATATTCCTTCCGGTTTTAAAAAGTTGCCCTGAACAATGTTCTTTCTGAATATACTTTCTGCTGTCGGTGCAAGATCCGTAAGTCTCTGTATGCTCTCTTCTATGTTGTCTGCCAGAATATCAATGCCGAATAATGTCTCTGCAGCTTCCGTTTCAGTCATTCCTATTGACAGTTTCCGTTTCAAGATTTCCACAAGGAAATTTCCAGTACCACACGCAGGCTCCAACACTGTTCCTCTCCAACACTCTGCACCACCATTTTCATCTTCCAACATATTGCACATCTTTTGTACCATCCAGCCCGGCGTATAAACTTCTCCAAACTTTTTGACGCGTTCTCGGCTTTTTGTAATTTTTTCTTTCTGCCTATTTTCCATTTCTGTGATAAAACTCACTCCTCACATCAATAATCTGTCTCGTCTGTCCAAACAATGCCCTATTATGCTTTGCTCTCTGCTCATTGTCACAGATAAATTGCTTGCAAATTTCTGGTCGAACCGGATAGATTCTGCATTTCTCGCAACTCTTATCCGTATCAAGAAAAGGGCATGTCATATCATACGTTCTATTCGCAGTGGGAAGAAGATGTTTGCACTCTTTGATATGATTCTTACGGATATATCTGTGAATGGCATCTACTTCCTTTCTACTCATAGGTAAGAGGTTTGAACAGCAGTTACCGCATTGGCTACATTTTCCGTCTTTGCAGAAATTGTAAATATTATCTTCCATGCCTTTCTGCACGAACTCTAAATAAGATGAAACTTCCATAGACTACTCCAATTCTTCCTCTGTTGGGAACTGAAAGACACCTCCAATAACAGCTTTAGTCATTTTATCATTCGGAATATAAATAGCTTTTTCTTTGTCGAACATCGCTATATTACGGCATGCATACGCATATTGCAGGTCTTCCATAGCTTTCCGCGCTTTTTCTTCCGTAGAGTACACGGCTAATTCAGTATCGTCCGCTATCGTTTTCTTATTTGTAAAGCTCTTGTTAATGAAAAATATACTGGTTCTGTATCTGCTTATAATAACTTGTTCATATGGAACATCAAGCGTTCCATTCTGTGATATAACTCTCATACATCCACCTCTAATCTTTCATAAAGTCCGGTACGCTTTCGTCATTCTCAACGACTTCTCCGGCTACTTTTTCTGGCTGTGGTTCAACTACTTCGCTCCCGGTCTCAATAACTTCGGATTCAGCTACAACAAATGGCTCTGAATTGGCATTTTCGGAAATATCACGCTTGACCTGTTCCTGCAAATCTTCCATCGGATATTCCTTGAAATCGTTGTCCTGCATTTCCTCTTTCGTATATAATCCCATTGTCAGCTCCGGGCAATTCAGACTGGAGAAGAAAGATGCGGCTCTGTAACGAAGCATTAACTGTGGCATGGTTTTCCACTTACTACCGTTCTTACTAAGCCATCCCTCGGCTTTAGCCATTTCCATGTCCACGGTCATTCCCTCAACTCTACGACCATTTTTCGTAGTCCAAGCAAGGCACGAATAAGGCTTGCCATCTTTATCTCTAGTTTCCTCAAACTGTAATTCCATATCGAATTTGCCGGAATTATTGATTGCCGCAATCAGAAACTTTGAACTCCAAGACGGTCTACCCTGAATCACATACAGATTCTGCATAACCATCAGTGGGCTTACTCGCAGTCTCTGCGCCTGCTCAATAGCAATCAGACAGTTTGCATCGTTCTTCTGGAATGTTGCCGGAACGATAGTTGAACTCGCCAACGCCTTTGCCATCTGCATAGCCATAATGAAATTATCTGATGTTCCAAAAATTCCAAGGCTATAGTCTGTAACCTTGTTGTTGCTGTGTGCAACCTCTGTCTTTTCCTCTTTCTTTTCCTCTGCCTTTGCTACTGCTGTGTTCTCTGCCATAATTATTTTTCCTCGCTTTCTTTCCTTATTGCTTTTTTAAATGCTCCATTTTTAAGAAATTTCAAAACAATATTGAGTTGCATATTCTTGAAAACCTCTATGTGCTTTGTACTGTGATACCACATTACCCATTCCTGTTTCAAAAGTTCCTCAATGCTTGTAATCTGCTCACCCTCTGCGAATTTTCGCTGACTTAAAAGGTATTCCCTGTGTTTTTGAATGTTCTCGCATTTTGCGCACTCTTCGGAAGAATACCTTGAACAATGCTTTCCATTAAGGTTTACAGACAATGCACAATATCTACATGGATTAACTCTCATCGTCACCACCGCTTTCCGGTTCTTCACACTTCTTCACAACTGCCACCTTATCAGCACCGTAGGTTTCTACCCACTTCATATCCACGGTTTCATCTGTAACTGTTAGCTTTGCACCTTTGGCATTTACAACGGTATCTCCGGCTTTTACAGAATCCTCGGTCTTAAATGTGTAGCTACGACCTGGTATTGTATACTTTGCTTTGATGTAGTTCATTCTGATACCTCCAAAAATTAGTCTTCCGGTTGCTCAAAGGAAACATTTATTGGCATCTTCCAAGAGGATTCTGCAATATCAGAAAGCGATTTCAAAAATGATGCTGCAATGCTTTCTTTAAAATTTGTACTCTGCAACTGTTTTCTGATTTCTTTTGCAAATTCCTCTCTGTTTTCATTGATATACTTTTCAATTTCTTCTTTTACTGTTTTTTCAATAGTATTTTTTGCAAGCCAATCAAAGTATGGCATCGCACGCCAAGAATCCTTTTTCACGAACTCGCCCGTGCTGTCCACATACCTATCTGTCATCTCATGAATAGCATCACGAACTACAATTTCCGGATTTCCCAATGCTTTTACAATTCCTGCACTTACTTCTTCTCTAACTGCCGCTTTAATGACTTCATCACTAATGTTCAAACTCATCATATTAGCCATTTATTTTTCCTCTCTTTCCTTTATTTCTTGCGTCTCTCTCACAATACGGAAGAGAACAATGCCCGTATTCCGCAAAATCAAAGAATCCTCTCTTACTTGCACTCTTCCAACGCTTGCATGACATACACCGTGCATCCGGCTGTGTAATGTTGTTTCCAATTCCTACTCTTGACATTTACGCTCCCTCGACTTTCAACTGCTTGTCCTCTGAAACGCTCAAAAGAATTAACTGCGTATCCATATCCGGCACATTGAACTCATTCAGCGATTCCGCGTTATCAACGAAAATCGGTACGCTTACACCGTATAACTCGCTAAGAGAACGGATAATATCAAGTCCGGCTACGATTCTATGACCACTGTTTAAAGCCGAATACGGAACGCCATTCACAGTACACTCACAACAATCTTTCATACCGCCATTTAACTGCATTTCAAAGAGTTTGAAATTTACGGTCTTGAAATGGCTGTTAATAGATTCTGAAACCTTATCCAGCTTGAAACGAATGAACTCTTCCAAGAGATAAAGCATCTGTTCCTGATCGGCAACTTTCTGCCCGATTTCTTTCTGCTCGTCACGAAGCGTTTCGATACGATCATCAATCGCCACATTGTTAGCCGCCTGCGCAATAACCTTGTTCACCTCTTCAAGCTGACTCTGCAGATCGGCTTTCTCGGCTTTTAAATCAGTAACAACCTTGTCTGCGCCCTCGGATTCAACCTTTGCAATATCAGCAAGAATCTTGTCATGCTCTGTTTTCAGCTTCACATACTCTTCATTCTGCGAATAATCAGCTTCTGCCGGGATCTCGGATAACTGCTTTGCATAATCATTCTGCTTTGCAAGTGCCTTGGATTCCTGCTCTTTGAGTGCCACAATGTCTTCCTGCAACTTGGCGTTTTCCTTTGTCAATCGCTCAATATCAGCCTTGCAAGCGTTGCCCTTGTCAATCAGACCTTTAAGTTTTGCGCCCTTTGCATCATCAAATGCTTTGCGTGCATCCTCTAACTGCTTGGTGGCACGTGCCTTGGCATCTGCCTTTTTCTGCTCAAAATCAGCCTTAAGAGACTCAATCTTATCCTGCGGCAACTTCTGACCACATAAGGAACAAACCGTTGTAGATTCATCGAATATCCACTTGGATTCGTCAAAGAGATATGGCATTTCATCAAATGCCTTGGAAAATTCTGCATTGTATTCAACACCAAGATTTTTCCGCTCTGCATCTGTATCGGAAATTGTCTTCTCATTTGCCTTGATCTGATTTTCCGCAGACTGAATCTGATTATGTAAGTCATTGAACTCTCGTGTTGCATCATCCTTGGCACTGTCAAGACCTCTACGTTTTGCGGAAAGTTCGTCATTCATGACCTGCATAATGCCGGACATATCAAATTGCAACTGCATTTCCTTACTTCTTAAATCGCCCAACGCGCTACCGGCATTCTCCATTTTCTTGCCACATTCAGCGATTCTTCTTACCAGATCCACCTTTGCAAGCTCCTGTTCTGCCACATCCACATCAATCTTGGATTTTTCTGCTTCATCAATACGCACCGGAATTTCAGCCTGTTTCTTCTTCCACCCGGATAACGCTTTGGAAAACTTAGCACGGATATCATCTGTGGACGGTGCTTTCTCCAACTCGCCGAGTAATGGTGCATACTTGGCATCGGTCTGTGCCAGTTCCACATCGGAAACCTCTGCAACAAGTTTCATCAGAATATCTCGCTGATCTTTCCATTTCAGAGAAGAAAAATACTGCGGATTGGTCAACAGCTTAAACATATCCTCGCTCTGCGCAAGACCGGAAACATAAGCTTTGAAATCAGCTTCACTCTTTGGATAACCGTCAATTTCAAATGAATTGACATTTCCCTGCAAAGTCACGGTATCGGTGCCACGCTTCTTTACCCAGTTCTGCTTCTGAATCTTTGAAAGTTCCATTTCCTTGCCATCTACATCCAGAACCGTTACAACCTTAATCTCCACGTTATCAATGCGGTTGCCGTCCTTATCCAGTGGTCGGACATTGAACTTTTCCTCTCCGGCACTGTTCTTATTAAACAGAAGCCATGTAAACGCATCAAAGATAGTTGTTTTTCCTACGGCATTCTGCCCGCTGATCTTCGTTTTGCCCGAGAAAGTCACGTCAAGGCTCTTAATTCCCTTGAAATTCTCCATATGTAATGATCTAATTTTCAGTTTCATTTTCCTTCTCCTTCCACTCTTTATATTTTTTAAGTGCCTCTTCAAAGCATGCTTCATCGTCAACATATCCAAGAGCTGACTCTATAATTTTTGAATCAATAGTTGTTCCTTTTTTTCCCATCAGCTCAATGTCTCTTTGGTGCTCATTTGCAATAATGGCACATGCTGTATGAACTTTCGTCCTGCATGCAACCAGATCTGCATATTCTTCAACGGAAATTGTAACGGTATTTTCTGCCATCTTAATTTTCCTCCTCTAATACATTGATTTTGCTTACAGACACCTCGTATGATGTTCTCTGTTCTTCTGTTCCATCTTCATATTTCTTAATATATCCGCGGCTCTGAATGCGTCCATTGATCTCAATATGAGTTCCTACTTCCAACTGACCAACAAATCTTGCATTTCTACCCCAAACAACACATGGGATATAATCTGATTTTCCGTAGGAACGATTGACTGCGATTAATAAATCTGCAATTTCTCTTCCAAGCGGAGTTTTCCTGTAAATCGGTTCTTTGCATACATATCCGTCAAGCTGGATTTTGTTCAAATCTGTATGCTCTCCCGGATTCGCTTTTTCAATTTCACAGACGAATACATATAATAACAGACGATTTCTCTTTTCCTCATATTTGTTATAAGAACTATACACACCGGAAACATTAACGGCAGTGCCCGTGTATTTATCATTCAGATTGATTAATCTCTCTGAAATAATTAATGGGATAATATCAGCCGTCCCACTTAATCTATCCACTTTGAGGTGCATATTATAAAATCCCTCTCCAAACACCTCATGGTTAAATTCCGGCTCTGTGATAATCGTTCCTGTAAGTTCCACTTTATTGTTTTCTGCTCTCATATTTGAATTTCTCCTTTTCTTGTGCTAAAATAGGCGCAAATAGCTTATGCTATTGCTTGAACTGGAATCATTCAGCTTTGGTCGGTTCGGATGATTCCTTTTCTTTGCTGTAATCAGTGTCAAATGTGATATAGGTAATACCGTCATCGTCATCAGACTCACTTCTGTAATCGTAATCTACAATCTCTTCTGTATACTCCTGCCACTCCCCATCTATTTTTGTTCCTATATAAATAAGAAGTAATCCAATCAATACAGGTATAGCAGTGACCGGATACTCCGTTGCATCAATGCAGATGCAAAACAGAAAAACAACGGTGCCGATCATTTCAATTATCTTTGCTAACTTTTTCATAGGCATTTCCTCATGTAACAGAAAAAAGTTTTTTCATCCGATTCTTAGGACTTTTAATTTCGAACTTTTCTCCTGTTTCATCGTCGATCATGTATTTGCCGTCAGAATGCATTGTATATGGCTTTACTCCCTGTTCTTCCATGAACTCAAGCAAGATATCTTTGCCACCTTGTAAAATATTCATCTGACTTACAACTTCCATCCAATAAACCATAAAATGTGTAATATCCCAGTTCTGATATTCCATAAGAAATTCCGACGCTTTATCTCCTATCAGTTTGTCCATACCGAATCTCTCAATGTAATTCATTGTATAGAAGTAATCTTTCCACTGGTATCTTTCTCCATCGAATGTCTTTTCGATAGGAAACATATTCATAAATTCTCTTGGTGTGAAAGCTCCTACCATATCGCATATCATTTCAATAAGTTGGAACTCGTTTTTTACAAAGTCCGGTTCGCTGCATTTTAATAACTTACAGCCAGACATTCCTTTTAGCTTTATCATTAAATACAGATCCTTTTTAAGTTCATCTGGATAAGCGCTTTTTGCTTCCTGTATTGTCATGTTTCCCCAAAAGCCTGCCATTTTGCATCTTCTGTCTAATGCTCGCACATAATTAATCCACTTAGGTTTAAAGTCGATCAGCTTTTTGCCGTCCATGACGTAAAAATTAAGCATCTTCATCATCCTTTCTCTCAATTAACGGTAAAACCCCGTTCTTCTTAAGCTTTTCATACAGGAACAATCTTCCTTTTTGCGTCCATTCCGTCTGCATAACCACATCAGACCGCCCATTCGACCTTGTAATATCAATAGTCTTACTGTGAACATATCCAAGCCCTTGATATTGCCTGTATAAAATCCACTGTTTTCCTACTTTGCGCTGAACTCCTAACTCTTTCAGCATCTTATTAAACGCTTTAGCAGATATTCCATAATCCTGTGCGATCTGTGTTACCAGTACTGTTGATTTACTGTTCAAAATCAAATCCACGTAGTTGACTTTTGGTTGCATTTCTAAAATGATGTTATTCATTTCAACAACTTCGGTTTCAAGTTCCTGTATCTGCTTGTCTTTCTGCTCAAGCATCTTGTGCGCTTCAATAACTGCAAGTGCCATAAGTTCTTCGCCGGTTGGAATAACTGTTTGCGTCTGGTTATAATAATTTTCTTCCAGTGCATCAAACTGTTCCCATGCCTTATCAGTCCCAAGCATTTTGCAATGACGGCTTGCACCTCGACGTGTCCAAAGATAAAGCTGATTCGCGTTTTTCCCAACAAGGGGAAAATCAGTTACCCTGTTCTTAAACTCCTTAAGATCTGCTCCTTTTAATAAGAAGAAATGTTCTCCCTCTTTAAAATGTGTTTTGTTGCTCTGAAAGTTCTTTTTTACGTTATCTGTTTCTGTTTCGTACACATCAGCCAACTGTGCGGTAGTGATAACTCTTTGTCCTTTCCACTCAATGACCGGCAATTCTTTTGTTCCAATATGTACTAATTCGTTCATTTGTCTCCTTTCCGGATTTTTTGCAATAAAAAATCCAACTACCGCTTGATAGTTGGAAAATACTGGTTGTCTCTATTTTGCTTTGTTGATACAATTAATGTACGGCGGCGGCCATCATGAAAGGAACTGTTATCATGAAAATCGTTAGTATACTTATCTCATTATTGGTATGGCGTGTTACCGGTTACGACTTCTTCATAATTCTAACCGTAACATCCATGACAATCGACCTATACAAAGGAATTAAAAAAGTACAAAAGAGATTAAATAAAATACTAAAGATGATGCGGAAAATAAAGCAATAATGTAACTCATTTCCTGCCGCCGTCGCATATTAATTGTATCAACTGATTTCCTGTGTTACAAACACATTTAATCTGCAAATTCCGACAAATTTCTCAACTATCAATATCTTGTTTTCTATTCTTCTGTTTTTGAGTTCCCAGTCTCTTCTACTGGCTGATTTTTTGAAACACTTGCTGAACCCTCAACCATGCCAAGAACGTAGCCTTTCTGAAAGTCGTTCATTTTCGGAATGGCTTCTTTGAGTTTTTCAACAACTTTCTTTTCCTGTTCGCTCACCGTATCACTCCTTTCTGCCGAACTTTTAATGTTGTTTTTGTTCGGTATGCGTATAATATATCACGCTTTCAGAACTATGTCAACATGTTTTTGTTCCGTTTGCGAACTTTTTCTATTTACAATTCTGTTTGCGTATGGTATATTTCTATGTAGAAAGAGAGGTGAGATTATGAATGAGCGAATGAAAGAACTTCGCAAGGCTATGGGAAAAAGCCAAGAAGAATTTGGAAAGATTCTCGGAATAACCAAGTCTGGTGTCTCTGATATTGAATCAGGACGCAGAAACGTAACAGAACAACATATAATCATGTTACGAAATGAAAATGTCAATGAAGATTGGTTACGAACTGGAAACGGCGAAATGTTTATCCCAGAAACCAAAGACGAGCAGATTTCAAAGATGCTCGCAGACGTACTTAAATGTGAAGATTCAGATTTTAAAAAACGTTTGATCGTGGCGTTATCGAAAATGAATGATACCGGATGGAATGCATTGGAAAAATTCATTGATTCAATCACAAGTCAGAAGTAAAGAAAAGCCAAGGGCAATGCGCAAACCCTTGGCTTTCTTTTACTTTAATAGTTCTTTTATAAACGTTAAGATAGCTCTAAGCCACCTCTCATTATCGCAATGAGCGACCAATTCATAAATTTTTTCCTTGTAAAATTCGTTTACGTTTTCATTCTCAACCTCATTTTCCCCCATCTTATTCTCCTCCAATCATTCCGCACTTTCGATAGCGATACATAAATTATAGAACTTATGTTCGATATCGTCAACCCCATTTGACAAATTGCTACAAATTACAAACTCGTTTGTAGTTGAGGGACAAGAAAACGCCTTATCCCGCCCCTCAGCCAGAACTTGAAGTGCCCTTATCGGACAATTTTATTTTACAAATTTTCCCGCAAACATTCAATTTCTTTCGGTCGCAAGTTTCGACAGGTAAATTTCTTATTGTCACAGAATGTCGATTGATTAGTTTAAATTTTGTTAAAAAATTAATTACTGGTTGAAAATTATGCATCTGCCAGTTATCTGTGATGAATTTTAAGTGCATAATTTTCCTTTCTGCCCGTAGGCTTTATGCAAAAGAGCCGGCTACACAACACATGGTCATGTAATCGGCTCTTAGGCTCTTGATTTTATTATATTTAATTTTTAATGCAGTTTTTTTACAGCTTAGGTGCGATCTTTACCATATTTAACCATTCCTGCACATTAAGATTTGAACCTGAGTTCTGATAAGTACTGAGTGTACCAGTCTGTCCCGGTCCGAAAGTGCCACCACTCGTTACCTGTAAAGTTGATGCACCGCCGGATACCGCAGGAACTCTGACTCGTCCCATGACATGGTTAGATGTTGTATTTGTTATAAAAACTTCACGAAACCCATTTGCGTTTGAACTGAAAGTGACAAGACCTGTAATAAGATAATACCCATCATCCGGGACAGTGAAATACTGCACGACAGGAGTTTGGTCATTATAATTTGTTGCAGTATTGGATAAGGCAGATACATTATTTTTGGCATCTGACTTTTTTAAATATGTGTCTGGAATGTTATTACCATCATAATCTGCACTAGCACGGGCAACTCGTACGCCAGGATAAGTATCATTCTGCTCGTTGTGTGCAATGAGATCTATCATATTATCATTATTAATATTAAACATTGGCATAAGCGAACCCATAATTCCAGACCAGTCGCTTTTCATTATTTTAATAAAATACTTATTTGCTAAACCGCTGTTTAACGATGATATCGCCCCGGTACAAGTACCATTCCCAATCTTAGAAATGTCTGTCGTTCCAAGCATTTTATAGAGATACCGCACATTCTTGAACATCTGTGACACCTTTGCAAAAATTGAAGAGTGTTTTTCGCCGCTTGATAATTTTGATACAGTCGTCCACGCTGACGCTGATCCGTCTGCCACATCACTACTCGTAAAAGTTGCTGTATTCTCTGCTGTATCTCCACCGGTTGCCACTGCACCGACGTTTTCTGCTGTGAGTTCTACATTGCCCCTACGGAAAGAATCTTCATTTACACCTTTGATTCCGGTAACTGGAGTTCCGGCCAGCACATCCCACTTATCATCTGATGTTTTATAGATATTTGCACCAGTAGGAATGACGTTACCGGCTCCTTCTTTAAATTCATCCGTAGTGGTAAATTCATCTGAAATGTTGTACATCCAACCAGAGTTAACATCTGAAAGTGCCGGTAAATCTGCAAAAGCTACCGTTCCATGTGGCTGCAATCCACCTTTAAGACCTTCGGACACGTCTTTTGACTGTTCATAATAGTACTTTGCATTGTCAGAATCCTCGCCCTCTCTGCTCCCGGTACCACCCACGGCATAACTCTGTGCTTTAGTTGCACTATCTGCTGCAGATTCGGCTTTACCAATGATCTCTGTTGCTTTCTGCGTTGCGATTGTGGCTTTATCTATGGCGGTACTGGCGGACTGGCTGGCAGATGCCGCTTCACTTGTGGCTGTGGCTGCAGACTGACTGGCGGATTTCTCACTGGCTTTTGCGTTAGTCTCGGATATTGCTGCCGCCGTGGCTGACTTCGCCGCTGCTGTCTCTGACGCTTTGGCATTGGTTTCGGATGTTTTTGCCGCTGTTTCACTGGCTTTTGCGGCATTCTCACTTGCTTTGGCGTTTATTTCAGACATTGCCGCTGCCTGCTGGCTTGACTCTGACTTTGCTACTTCCACCTTAATTTTTGCAAGATAGTTTGGCTCCAAGTGTTTTTCCTCGATGCTACCCTCTTTGACGGTGGCAGACACTTTTCCATCCTTATCAATGTAAAAGGCTACCGTATCAGAATCAAGGAACTCATACTGTGTAATCAGTGCCGACAGGTCTATGTACTGCTTCGTACCATCGATCAGAGTCAAAATAATCTGCTGTGTAGTCGGATTGTAATCGAAGTTGATCGCGATCTTCTCCATCTGCGTATCGATCGTAACCTTTGACCCGTTCTTTTTCGTGATTGTGATAATTCCCGTCGATTCCTCGAATGTCACGTCTGAAACAAGAGTTGCTACCTCTGTTTTCGTGGCTTTTGTGGTATCAAGAGTGATTACACGATCATCAATAACGCCAATAGCTGCGTCCATTTTGTTAAGATTGCTTTCATTAAGCGGTGTTTCATCACTCGGGTAATTCTCCCAATTAATAGCACTATGCGCTTTGTTCATGGTCCTCACTCTCCCTTTCCTTTGCAAGCTTCATCTGCTCCCGTTCGGCTATAACATGTCTGTTTGCTTCTTCCTTAATCTGCTGCAGAATATCCTTAAACACTAGGTACTTAGCTTCGATTGGGACATCCTCACACAAATTTGCATAATTTATAATGTCGTTTTCAAATTCCCGAATTTTTGCATTTATCATAGATTTTCCACCTTTTCCTTTAACTGTTCTATCTCGTCATGCTGCAACTGCACTGTGGAAACCAGATCAGCAATCAGTTCCGTATATTTCAGTCCGTAATACTTTTTCCCATTGCTGTCTGAAAACGTTTTTGGACAAATATTCCACCCTTTTTCCGCTTTTTTCAAAACATCCTGTGCAATAAATCCATGATGGAACCCATCTTTTTCGAAATTATAACGATACGATTTTGCTCTTAAAGAATAAATAAACTCAGATGATTGCTTTTTGCTTAAATCTAAAATTGTGTTTTTTATTCTTTTGTCAGATCCATTAATTACTCCACCTCTGAATCCACCTACTCCGGTATCTCCGTCTAAATGGATCATCATGTGGTCATTATCGTTTGCGCCTTTATGCAATGAAACATGATTATATTGAACCGTACATTCATGAACAGGACTTTCAAGCGTCCCTTCCACTGTTCGAAATCCATCCGTTCCCATCTGTACAAGTGTTCCACTGCGTTTAAATTCAATAAGGTTTTCTACAGACTCTTCCGCTTGAATATGCATATATCCCCCGGTCATTTCCATAGAACCTTTTAATTCAAGCAGTTTTGCTTTAATTTTGATACCCTCGGCTGACTGGTTGATTTCTGAAATGACGCTGTCTTTTGATACTTTCAAGCTGATCTGCTTTGATGACTGCGTAATCGTACTGGACGCACTCGATGAAAGCTGCTTAAATTTCTTTATCAGAGTCCATTTGTATTTTCCACTGCTTATTCCACCATCTGGTTCGCAACCATAAAACTTTCCAGTCTTCTGATCCAAAAAACTGTGTCCAGAATAATACGAAGATGCAGGGTATGTATTTTGTGGATTCCCGAAACCACAATGTGTAACGTCATAATCTTCGGTATCCCATACTGTTAAAGAAGCACTGACTTCTGACCGTATCTTAGTTGCGGTCACCTCTATATTTCCGGACAAATCGCCCTCTGCTTCGCTTGCTCTCGTAACTTCCGCTGTAATCTTGTCCTCATTAATTTTAATAGCTGCTGCAAGTTCAACTTCCTGTCCCTGTGCCCTTTTAACTTCTGCTGTAATACTGCTCGCATTTTGCGTGATTCTCGATGATAAACCATCCGTTGTATTTTTAACTTCTGTGCGAATTTCGGTTGCGGTCTGCGTGATCTGTGACTGCAATCCCTTCTCAACATCAGTTATCGTGCTCTGTGTCTTTTCAATGGTTCGCTCCAACACATTGCTCTTGCCTTTGAGCTTTAAAATACTTTTCTGTATTCCGTTCGCCCCGTTTGTCCGGTACTCTTCCCCGTCCGCTTCCAGATCATCACGCAAGGCCTGTATGCCTTTCAAAGTTCTTTTCAAAATATAGGACTCGATCAGTTCATATCTGGTCGGCAACCGCACCGCATCCCCAACCTCAAGACACGGGTTTCCTTTGCAGTCTGCCGCAAACGGGCGGTAAACAATACCTCTAATCTTGGAAAGAACATTTTTTGCAATGCCCTTCAGTTCTTTTGTGCCTTTTCCATAGACAAGAAAATTATCCTCGATCACATAAGCATTGTCTCCAGTGCCCACGATCACGCCGATATCATTCTTCTGCTCCCGGATCTGCAGCTTATTGATCGTTTTAACAAGAAAATCTTCATACTCAGCCGTTATATATAAATCTTTTCCAATCCGGTTGCTTTTCGGATCTCTTGGAAATAAATCATCTGCCGGATAAAGATCGTTTCTCGGATAAAGTCCCTGTATATTCTGCTCCAGGTATATATAATGAAACTTTCCATCACGCCCCATGTGCCCCATACAGCCATTGATCTCACAAATACAGGACAACACTTCCTTGCCGCTCATAGATTCGCCTATGGTGCTCGATTCCTCTGTATCAGAACTTGTCTCGCTGGATGCCGTGACTGCAACTGTTTTTTCAATAGACATGCCGTCATTAACCAGTATAATGTCAGCCTGCTCAATCCCGAAGTGCTTAAAAAAACTGTCCCGGAATTGCTTCATTGTGACCGGATCATAAACTGTAACAGTCCTAGTTTTTCCATCTTTATCTTTCTGCTGCTCTTTATGGGATGGAAAGACAGTGTTATACCATGCTGCCACATCTGCATTTAAAATGTCATAAAGAGCATCATATGCGACAACATCACGGCACGTCCTGTCTGCCGTAGGCGTATCAGAATCAACCTTATATCGTCCGAACTGGAACGGGATATCTGCATGTCCACCAAGAGACATCCTTACTGTCATCCATCTGCCCTTCATTGGCAAAAATGTATTTGACACCGTGAATTTAATCATGGCGGCTTCACACGAACCAAACGTCAATTCCTGTTCTGAACACAAACTTTCGGTCAATTCGAATTTTTCTTGGTGTAGCTCTGTATTTGTGATATTGACTTTTCCGTCATCAGATACGATGGATAACTGCTTATCGACCGTATCTTTTTTGAACAAGTCGCCATATTTATAATTAACCACCGTACACACCCCCTATGAAAGCAAGCCGAACTGAATTGTAACGAATTATTCCATCATATGTTCCGTATATCGTAGGCTGAAAATCTGCCATATAGCCGTACTGCGTCACATAATCGTCATATTCCGGGATATACGCTGTGATATAGCAGGCTCTCCCTGTCGCATTTGTGAACTGGCTTCTGATATTATTTAAAACCTCATTGAAAGTCTTATTTGTCAGCATAGCCGGGGTCTCAAATTCGACCTTTAACGCCTTTAACTCCACGGCATTTCTATGCAGATAACCATTGGCATCCGTATAATCATCTAAATCCTGCATATTGACATATGGACTATATGATTCCGCTTTCATAAAAGACATTGGCACTATGTAATTTCCAATCTTTAAAAGCCATCCGCTGTATGCCATACGATCACCTCCGCTTACTTTTCGTTTCTGAATCTATTGATATGGATGCCGTTATTGTCGCTTAAAAATAAGATTTCCGTTTTTCCGTCCGGCAGAATATCCGCAACAACGCAATTATTCGGATTTCCTATTGGTGTGCGACTTTCCGGGCACTTGCTCCAGTCTATTGGTTTATATTTTTTCATGGCTATTCTCCTGAAAATAGGTATAAAAATAGTACCTACCACCAATTTGATAGGTGCCACTTCTTTTTCTTGATCTATTTTGTAATTACTTCGATATTGGGCGATTTAATCACAATTTTCTCCGGTGTGTGAATTACTCCCGTGTTCCCATATGTAATCCTGATTTCTGATTTGTTCATAAAATTTCTCCTAAATTTCATACTCCGGGTATGTTACTTCCCAAGCATCCCTGTGATAAGTGTTAACCTCTCCATAATTCGCATCAAAAATCTTTTTTACGCCATATCCAAGTTCAATGCTCTTTTCTTTGAGTTTTCGCCAATTAAATGTTTTCCAGTCCACACCGTTCATTGCTGCAACACGCTTAATAGAATACCAGTCTTTGCTATAATCAAGTTCCTGTTGTAACTTTTCCTTTTCTTCTTCCGCTGCTATTCTAGCAATTCTTTCTTCTTTCAGCTCCGTCAATATCTTAATACCAAAGTCTGGATTGCTTAAAATATTATCAATTACCTTATCCGTAGCATACATACCATGTTTCCGGATGCTTGGAATGACTTCCATTGCGAGCCAGTTCTGGAACTTGTCCGCCGTTTTGTTGCTTGCTTTCATACCAAGGCGATAAAAAATCGGTTCTGGGATATAATCGTCTTTCCCAACAAGTTGGGAAAATCCAAACTCTATACAATATCCATTCATAGTCTCCCATCTTACATATGTTTTTCCGTTCTTTTCCTGTGTCCAGCCAAATCCTCTAGCTGTATCCTCTGCATTGATAGAAATACTTCCGTCCTCATTTAACATTGTTCGTGCTGAAAATCCAAGTTCTGGATTATTAAAAACTTCAATGTTATTTTCCTTAACTTTAGTTGCAAGAGCTGTATATGCCATACTTTCTATCTCCTAAATTTCCGAGCCTTGCATTTCGCAAGGCTCAACCTTTAAATTCACGTGCGTTAGGAACATACCCTAACAGGAGTTACACGCTATATATTCAATCCATTCGGATGAATTTTTAAATAAAAAGACCGCCAAAGACTGAATCTCTTCAATCTCTGGCGGTCACGAATCCGCACCTATTCCTCATAGGCTTGCAGGACATCCTAATTCTTTAGGTCTTACCTGCGTGATTTTTAATTATTTTGTATTCTATACCATATGCCAAAATCTGTCAATCAAATTCCAACCTCTGCTGCATATTGGCATCGTCAATCTGTTCCTGCAAAAAATACGGCGTCTGATAGGCATTTATCACTTGCACTGCCTTATCACACTGGCTACGCTTGATGCTCTTGTAAGACCGAACACCAAAGTTGTATTTCAGATTGGCATACAGATTGTTGTAAACCTTTTGGCGCAATCCACGGTTGCTGTATGAGCTTGACTGTTTGCCGCCAATGATTGAAACGCCTTTCTTTCTGACAGCTTCCGTAATGCGGTCGGCTTCCACCGGAAGTATCGGCAAGTCCATCTTAAGGCTTTCCAAATCCGCCTTGATTTCGTCAACCTCTGCTTTCAGTTCCGTGTGCCCCTGTGCAAGCAATGCAATCTTCCCGTCCGTGGTTTGCGGCATCATGTATGTACCAGTCTTTCTGATGCTCGGTAAAACTTCATCAAATATCCATTTTTCCAATTTGTCAGCTTTATCTTTTATTTCTTTACTGTTACCCTGTTGACCAGCTTTAATAATCAATCGGTAAATATCTCCTTCCGGAATAAGAGGTTCTGCATATCCACCATTATTTTTAAAGCTATCCTCGACCAGGACACCCTTGCAATTATCCGAAACCGCCTTTCTTGGTCTTTTATACATAAGCATCGAAGCTATATCTACTCCAAAAAAGTATTCTTTTCCGTTTACTATAACCGTTCTCAAATCCCCTAAAATAGGATTGTTAAAAATCTGAATATTGTTCATCAGCAAATCCCCCATTTCTGCTTAAATGAAATAATTGTTTTCAAAATAAACTGCAAAAATTTTTCGTCCTGTATGCTCTGGATTTCTGTAATCAGCTGTTCTTTCATCTCGCACCGCCTTTCTTGTCGGATGCAAGGTTACTTGT